CTGACGTAATATCACTCTTTTCTTTGTATCCGTGGTTAGAACTGAGGATAAGTTTAGCAATTGTTGAGTTATATTCGCCAGAAGCGCCTCCTTCGATCAATCTTTGATGCTGTTGCTCCTTAATTCTATCTAAAGACTTGGAAAAATTTGGATGTTTACTGGCCCATTCGTACAATGTTGATTCATTTACACCAATATAAATTGCAAAACCAACACTTGTTGGCAACTTCACTCGCTTAATCCTTTCATATGTATCTGACTTCTCACCACGTGTCTTGTGGAACTCTTCATAAGTGTCAACACATTGCTCAAGGTATTTATCCACACGATCATTCATCTCTTCATTATATTTTGAAGGACGACCTAATTTTTTTAGAGATTTTTTCATAAATATATTATAACACATTTTGACATCAATTCGAAACTGTTGTCGACTACCCTCTACCACTTGCCAATCTCCCAAAAAGAAGATAAACTAGATGGAGACATACGCATCGGATCCCCCATGCATGGGGGAGGGAGCGTAATAAGTCAGTATCTAGAACCGATGTACTGGGTGGAACGTTATATATATATAGACCAAAATTTAACTAAATTTAACTAAAAAAATATGGAGAAAAAAGAACGGATGAAAATAATTAGTGAGCTGCAAAGCTTAAGAATGGACGGTAAAATGGAAAAGGATGATGAGGAAATACTGGAATTTGCTATTGGAGCCTTCAACAACAAGACCTTGAAAGAATCGTGGATCAAGTATGGTTTAAATAAAGAACTAGATAAAAAACAATGGCTATCGTTGTATCGTAAACTAAAGCGAACAGTAAAACATGAGATGTTATGCGAAGATATATTAAAAAATAGCGAATATAAGTGTTTCTATTGTATGACTCAATTTAAAACAAAACATATGTTCCGGATGGATAATCCAACAAAAACATACCCACTGTTTGTACGTTGTGGGTTCAATCTTCCTCTTTACTTAGAGAAAAAAGGTATGGACATAGATGAAGCTATAAAAGATGATACTATTTTCAATAAAGACTACTATCTTCCTGTTTGTAGTAGTTGCCAACCACTACCATTCGCTAAATAACACACCTAACGTGAGCCTCATAGCCTGTACGAGGTGAGTAGTACTTTTCTCCCAGATGTATCTCTTTGTGGCACTGACAGCACTTTACGGCGTAATGAACTCTATTCCTGTGCACACACAGACTTTCTTCTGTATACAACTCCGCAGCCTTAGGAGTTTTTAGGTTATTAACACACTTAACGTGAGCCTGCTTACCTCTTAAATCATAATAATACTGTCCGACCTCAAGCTCCCACTCACAAATAACACAATGATACTCCCATTCGACAGTCTGTCTCCTGAGTCTAACTTTTGCGTTTTTGTAATCTTTTTTTTTGTGCATTTTAAAATCCTGCGTTAGTCGCCCAATCCTCATCTGATTCCTCAGTCATGCTTGCAAGCTCCTCCGAAGTCAGCTCACGTTGCTTGAGGTTGTCACTTTCTTTCACATCCAGGATCCTCCTTAAGATTTTCCAATCCTCCTCCTTAGATAAAGACCACGAAAGACCTGAGCTCCCTTCTTGCATACCACCAGACCGTGTAAGTATTCCGACAGCTGACAAGTTCTGCAGGACATTCTGTATAACTCCTGTTTCAAGCCCAATCTTATCGGCAACAGTCTGAGTTCTTACGGAGAGTCCGAAGTCGTGATTCGCAATAACATCCAAACATGCACGCTTCTCTTCATTTGCAAGCGAGTAAGCACACCAGTCAATAATATTATGATCATTATAATCAAGAGTGTCATCTCCTGTCTCATATTTCTTGATAGCCATGAGTCCTTTTGCCACTGTTCCAAGCTGAAGAGCAATACGCATAGGGAGAGCAGGAACAGGGATATTTGTAATTGTCTCACCTCTCCAATCCTTAGTAGCCACGGTACGGATTCGCTCAGCTAAAATAGATACACGTTTAATACATTCTTTCGTGGCATCACTTAATTCAAACTCATGTCCTATACAAGAGTCTGCAACATCAAGCATATATTCACCATAAAGAGACGATAGTGTCTTATCTAGATCCTTACCAAAGACCTTACGGTTCAGTGCAAGTTCAGTAGCTTTCTCAGCATCAATCTCTTTCATTCGATAGTAAATAAATCGCTCACCCATGTCTGACACCTCTTCAAAACTTGAGTAGATGGTCGGAGTACCTCCTGAAATAACTCCAAGCTTACCTTCCCAGAAGTTCTCCTTACTATCATTCCCTGAAACCTTAGTCATTTTCCCATCATAAATTAAACGGAACTGTGAGAGAATAGCGTTCTTACTTTCACTGTTCTTACTGAAGAGTACAGTCAAGTCAGATATTGCGAGGACTCCACGAGTACCAATCCGGTGAAGGAGTGAGTTCTTCTTATCTCCTGCCTTAGCAGAAAGGAATGTGTTCTCAGTCAAGTCATCAACCTGGTGAATATAGTCTGGATCAGTCAGTGCCATAGGCCGGAGGATCTGAGACTTACCTCCTGAAGAGGCTCCGATGATCACGAGCCATATAGGATCACCTAAATCAAGTCTCGAAGCGATAAGAGTAGCAAGAGTCAGGTCAATAATATTTGTGTCCTCAAAGTACTGGTACTTTTGGACCTGATTTTTTAGCTCCTGGAGCTTCATTTTTGCATTTGATTAACCGCCTCTTTGAAATCCACATCATTGAGTTTCTGGTATACATCAATTGCATCATAAGCCTTACCACAGCCTCCAAAACAGTAGACCGTATTTGTATCATTATTAAAATAGAGCGAAGCAGTCTTTTCTTTATGAAAAGGACATATTGCCTTCTTCTGACCATTAAATTCCAGGAGGTCAGTTATGGGGTAGGCTTTTGCTTTATCTTTTAGGGTATTGATCTTATTAGAATAAGTACGCTGTTGTGGAGTGTACGCCTTATCCTTACGTAAATATTCTGTATGGAAATAAACACTCTGTTGAAGAGCTTTTCTATCTCCTAAATGCTCATCAATGTCCTCTATAACCTCTGATGTCCTTAATAACTTATTAAGATCTCCTCCTCCCATGACATAGTCAGAAATGTCCTTTACATGAGGACGATCAGGGAGGAAAATAATCTCAACGTTCTCAATACCAAACATCTTAGTTACCTTCGCCATTCCATCACCTCCGGCTTTATCATTATCGAAACATAAAAGGACACGCTTATCTTTCATTAATTCATACCACTCCTCCTTAAAAGACAATGCTCCTCCGGTGGATGAGACTGCAGGGATATTATGACTCCAGGCCACGAGACAGTCCTTCTCTCCCTCTGTTATTAAAATCTTGTCATGGTCCTTTGCTTTGTGCCATCCATAGAGCGACATCTTAGAACCAGAATCGTAGGAATATTTTGATCCTTCTACGACCTCAGGACTTCTTCTGTACTTATTAAAAATAAAAATTCCATCAGCAGCATGTACCGGGAATCCAATTCGATTGTCTTCAGTAGTAAAAATTCCAAACTCTTCTATTACTTCATCAGTTACTTTTTGTGAGTTCAACCAATTACGGTGAAGGATATTTAATTGCATAAATGCAGTATAACACCATCACTTTGCGTACGACAAATGATAAGGTGGGGATAACGTGCCGCACGTAAGTATGATATACTTATAATTAAGTAATTAGTGATGGGGGATAGAAAAACGGCTTAGGTGGTGAAGACTGCCTTATCTCGAAACATATCCTCCATCAGTGATTATTTATGGAATTATATAACCATCAAAAAGAAATACTTTCTAATAACCCTCAAAAGACAGGGCTGTGGTTAGGAACCGGATCAGGAAAAACCCGAACAGCTCTTGCGCTTGCAAAAGGGAACACGCTCGTGATATGTCCAAAGACACAGCGGGACGATAAGAACTGGCAACGTGAACTCGAAATAATGGGAATAGATCTCGACCTGGACGTGATGAGTAAAGAGGAATTCAAGCGAGACGTTAAAAAGATAAATAAGAAGTATCAAACAGTTATAGTGGATGAAGCTCACACAGCACTCGGTGTAACCCCAAGCATCCAATACAAAAACAAAAGACCGTACCCGAAAGCATCACAACTCTTCTACGAACTTCGAGGGTTCCTCCAGGAGCAAAAACCGGAGAGACTCTACCTGGTGACAGCAACGATAATGAAGTCACCCTTTACCGTCTGGGGAGCAGGAGTGCTGTTAGGGAAATGTACATTGGAATCCTTCTATGAGTTTCGAAATATCTATTATATAAAACTTCCGATGCCGGGACGTGAGGTGTATTCACCAAAGTCTGACTCAGAAACAAAAGAACGTCTCGCAACGTTCGCTCGAAGACTGGGATGTACCGGGAAACTGAGTGACTACTTTGATGTACCGGAACAAACGTATAAAAATGAATATGTTGAGCTTACAAAAGCACAGAAGGATGCAATTAAGGAGGTACAAATTGACTACCCGGATCCGATCGTTGCGCTTGGGAAACGTCACCAAGTTGAGAACGGTGTGCTTGCGGGGGATGAGTACAATGATGAGCAGGAGTTCAATGAGAATAAAACAGAAAGGATCATTGATCACTCAACAGAGTTTCCGAGGATGATTGTGTTTGTTAAATATACACAGCAGATCAATAATCTGAAGAAGTCCTTAGAAAAGACAAGCAAGAAAGTGTACACACTTACAGGAAAGACAAAAAATCGTGGTGAGTTATTTGAAGAAGTGAAGCAGGAGAAAGACTATGTCTTTATTGTGCAGGCTCAAATTAGTGCAGGATGGGAGTTACCGGATTGCCCGGTGATGATATTCATGTCCAGGACCTACAGTTTTGTTGACTACGAGCAGGCTGTTGGTCGGATATTACGTGCTAACAGTCTCAAGAAAAACCTCTATATTAATTTAATTGCGAAAGGAGGAATTGATGAAGAGGTACATAAGTCACTGATCAATAAGAAGGATTTCAGCGAAAGACTTTATGTTGATAAATAAACTTTGACATTAGCGTACGGCACGTTATACTTACTAAGTTAACAATTAAAAAATGGAAACAACAAACAAAGTTAAATTAGTATAGTAGGAGTATAGTAGGAGTATAGTAGGAGTTATGGGATTGAAAAAATTAACAAAGATAAATAAAACAATTATGAACAAAGAA